TTCAACGGGTTCTCCTGCGAATAGTTGGGGTGGGGAGGATCATGGTGCTTATAGTCGCCACGACTACGACGCGGGCTTGCTCCGGCGAGACACCCTCCGCTAGTTCCGGGTTGAACTCTCCGCCACCGTCTGCCGGCCTTACCGGTTCCTGACGTCCGCCTTCAAGGGTCGTCGTTGGGGCTTGCTCCAATGATACCACAAGGGTAGTCAATGACGTCCCCTCAACGGCTTCAAGCGGGGTCCCGTCCACGACTTGCGAAGGTCCGCTGTCTCCACCCGTCCCCGCCTCGTTTGACGCGCCAGAAACGATTGTGGAGGGCGTTATTGAGGTAGAAGTCGTGCGCGGAGGCCGAATAGTGGTTGTCGGCGCGACAGTCGTAGTTGGATCCGGCACCGTAGTCGTCGGCTCCGGCAGAGTGGTCGTAGTCGTGGTCGTAGTGGTGCTAGTTGTCGTCGTCGCCGGAGTAGGTGCCGGGACCGGTTGAGGCGGCGACGTCGTAGTTGAAGGCGGCACCGTGGTAGTCGTGACAGGGACAGTCGTTTCGGGGACAGTAGTAGAAGTTGTCGTCGTCGTAGTCGTGGACGTTGGCCATGAGGTAGTGGTCTCCGGTTCAGTAGTGGTGGACGGCTCCGGGATCGTAGTTGTCGGATCCGGCACCGTCGTAGTGGTCGTGGTGGTCGTAGTGGTGCTGACGCTTGGGCCATACGTCCAGACGTATTCCGCGCCGGGATCCCCGTTCCGCCACGCTTCGCAATCCGTCCACGTTGGACGAAGGCCCGCAAGATAATCCGCCTCCGGTTGGAGCATCGTCCAAGAAGTCTCGCCAGTAGAGCACGTCCAAGTCGTGTAGGTGGCGTCCGCCCTTGCGGGTGCCGCGGACAGAGCGAGGAGCGCTACCGGTCCGAATACAGTGAGCCGGATCCCTAGGCCCGTGAGCCTAAGCGTCCGGGTCCAGCGGTTCCGGAGCGGGCGGCGCGGGCGGCGGGGTGAAGTCATTAGATGCCTCGTCGTAGATGAAGCCGACGCCCGCATACGTCTTGCCCGGTGTATCAAAGAAGGTTTCTATCCAGCGGCCCGGATACCGGTCTGGGTTCGCCTCCATAAAGTCAGCGGTCACTACTGAAACGTGAACCACCACGTTGTCTTCATTGACTTGCGCGAAATATTGACTCATGACCAACTCCAAGTGATAGTTCCATCGCTATTGAAAGTATAGATCCTATGAGTTGCGGTCGTCGTAACCGTTGGGCTACCAGTTGTCGTTGCTGTTGGTGCTCCGATAACAGTTCGCAGAATAACTACACCTGAACCGCCAGCGCCACCAGAACCGCCATTAGAACCACCGCCACCGCCGCCACCACCAGTATTCGCGGTTCCAGCAGGTGCTGTCACGTTTCCAGATGTTGCTCCTGCGGCACCACCACCAAGACCACCACTACTAACTCCTTCACCACCGCCACCGCCACCACGATAGGTCGCTGTTCCAGTGATAGATGATTGAATACCGTCGCCACCGTTGATAGTCGTCGTCGTAGCACCAGCGCCACCACCACCACCAGCAGTACCAAGACCAGCACCATACGAGTTTGCGCCAGCAGTACCCTGAACAGTTGGCTGAATCACAACAGTCGTTGCGGCACCACCATAACGCTGAGTGCTATCACCACGACCAGACGAACCACCGCCTGAACCACCAGCGAGACCGTTGCCTGCTGTCGTTCCACCACCACCACCACCGAGAGCGGTTATCGGCCCGAATACGCTGTTAGAGCCATTCGCGGTAGCGGCACCACCAGCACCGATTGTCACGGTGTAAGCAGTTCCACTGACCGGAACAAGACGAAGTTCTGCTGTTGCGCTAGCACCGCTAAGTTCACCTTGAACGGATGACCGATAACCGCCAGCACCGCCACCGCCTCCACCAGAAATACCAGTGCCACCCGTGCCACCGCCACCGCCACCAGCGACGACGACATACTCAACTAACGGTGGTGTCGTGATTGGCACTTGCTGAATGTATGTGCCGCTGACGTATCCACCGGGCCTCATGCGTTCACCGCCCAACGAACATACACGATCCCTGAACCACCAGCCGCCGCAACATATGAACCGTCTCCTCCGCCACCACCGCCGCCCGAGTTAGCAGTACCAGCAACGGCGGAAGAAGATGAAGAGTTAGTTCCTTTGCCACCACCACCAACGCCACCTGAGCCACCTGTGCCACTAGCGCAACCACCACCACCGCCGCCACCTTTGTAGGTAGTGCCAGCAGATTGACCTAAGAACGTTGAAATGTCTGCGCCTGCGCCACCAGACCCCCCTGCTACTCCGTCTGTTCCGACATTCCCGACTGCGCCTGCGCCACCACCTCCACCAGCGGCAGTACCAGAACCACCTGCGCCAAGACCGCCCCGATTGCCTTGCGTTGCGATACCGGCGTTGCTTTGATTAGTGTTGTTGTTTCCACGACAGCCAGCAGTAGAAGCACCAGCAAGACCCTTCTCTGTTCCGAAGTTCATACAGCCACCACCAGCGGCGACGATTGCGTTGCTCGTTGTGCCGATGTATGAAGCGCCCCCTGTTTCCGAAGCAGTCGCGGCACCACCAGCACCAACAATGACTGAGTGCGTTCCAGCCGCAAGATAAATAGTGCGCTGTGAAACACCACCACCACCGCCACCACCACCACCGCCCGTCGTAGCGAATCCTCCTCCGCCACCACCGACAAGAAGCACGTCAAAGAGGCCGCCAGTCGTAACGGTCAAAGTACCGTCAGAGTTGAAGTAGATGCCATTGTAAGTAATCCCAGACGTCGTGAACGGCGTAATGGATCCGGTCCCGCCAGAAGCGGTCCCATATCGTGTGAGCGACTGGCTACTCAACGAACTGACGTAGCCCAAGAGCCTACGGTTAGTCATTGACTATGCCGCTATCTGGTTGACGAACCCGTGGATCGTAATGACGTCTGCGGTCGCGGCGAAAGCCTTGACGACTAGCGCGGTGGCGTTCCCCTTGATAAGTAAGCCCGGAGCAATACAAACGAGGCCAGCCTCCGGTTGAACGGTGACTTCAATCAAGTCATCTGGGGACGTGGTGCCACCCCATTCAATCGTGAGTTTCACCGCTGACGTATCTGTGTTCTGCGCGTAAAGCCAGATCTCATCGTAGGTTGTCGTCGTGGTGGATCCGGTGTGAATGGTCGTGCCGGGAGTAGCGGTGGCCGCGACCTTGATTGCTCGTCCGTCGGTGGATCCGCTGAGTTTGACTTTCGTGTATGTGGCCATGATCCCCTTCTAACTGAACACTTGGACTTGGAGGACGTCGGCGCCGGACGAAAACTCGGCCCACGCTGACCCGTTATAGAAATAGAGTTTGTTGTCGGCGGTTATGAACGCGAACATTCCTTGGGCCAACGTCGGTTCGCCGGTGCCACCGAAGGCGGCGTCCCTTGCCGCGGTAGTAGCGAACCTCATAATCGTTTGATCCATGAGGTAGGTGTTCACTTGGGCGGCCGTGAGGACGTCCCCAGAGACAAAGAGTTTCGCGCCGGCGCCAGCCATAGTGCTCCTATCTTACCTCACGTGAGCGCATTAGAAGCGTCTAAAATGCCATAGAGTGCGTCGTCAAGTGTGAACGGGTAAAGCACTTGGACGGCGGCCAAGCCGATCTCAACGATATGTGTCGCGGGAGTTACCCGGTGCCGGATCCGGTCAATAGAGAAATCTAGGGAGACTGTCGCCGGGGATCCCGTCACGAAGTTCCGGGTGATGTTGATTACGTCTGCGAGGTCCAGCGCGTTCACAATCGCCCGGTTCGCGGCGTCCAGCGCGTGAAGGTCCACGGTTACTACGTCAAAACGATAGGACGGCTCCGCATACTTGGCGAGGAGCGCGTCCGCAAGGGTAAGTGCCTCCCCGTCCGTTTCTAGAAGTAGGTCCGTCAAAGAGAGGGTGAGGATCCCGAACTCGGCTTGGGAGGTGGCGCTATCCGCGATCTGCTCAGTTCCGGTTTCGCGCTTCGTGACTACCTTATTGTAGAAAAACTCTTGACCAGCCACCGTTGAGAGATTGGTGAAAGGTAGATCCGTTCCGTCATCGTTGAAGTAGCCGGAGGGTGTAACGAAGGAGGCGCCCACCCGGTCCGTGAAGGTAAGGTCACCGGCCCGATCTATGAACAAGAAACCTTGCTCCGCCTTCTCCACCCGTTGAAGGTAGTTGAGGACGTTCGTATTCGCGGCGATTGTGTAATCCCCTAGGGCCGCCGTGCCACCGTCAATATCGCGGGCGGTCGCGGAGAACGACACTTCTGGGAGGTCTAAGACGTACTCCACGCGGGCGCCGGATAGTTCCGCTGTCGGGGTGTATTCCTGCTCGGTGAATAGGGTGGCCAAGGTTACGAAGTCATCGGCGGCAGAGATAGTGACGTTGGACGTCTGGTTAGGGCCAAGGTCGTATTGAACGTCTAGGTCGGTGATCCGTCCGGTGAATACGGTTTCGCCTTGGAATGTCACCGTGACTTTGCGGCGCGGTTGAATACCGGTACGGCCGGTGACGGGATCCCAATACGGGCTTGATTCGTTGATTGGGTCAAAACGACGGTCGTTATTCAAGAGGACGATGTTGGCGGTTCCGGCTTGAAATGACGCGAGTTGGTCTGTGCGGCCGCGGTTGATTGTGAGGTCTTGAACGTATGGGGATACGTCGTCGCCGAGGAGGGTGCCGTCAAGATAGCCGCCGGTGTCTAGTTGGCCGAGGGTAGGGTCGTCCAGCGTGAAGTAGTTGACGGGAAATCCAAGTTCCATAAGAACTTGGACGCTCTCCCCTGACGCGAGCGTGGTCGCCACTAGCCCGAAACCTTGACCGGTATGGATCCGTTCCGCCGTTGATAGCGCGTCAAAGCGTCCACAATCGCGTCACCTACGTCTGCGCCGTTAGTTCCTACTCCCGCATTCACCGTGAGGTTGATAGTGGTTCCTGCTCCGCCGTTAGGGATAATCGTCCCGGATTGATTAGGCACAAAGATTTCAGGTCCACGCTCACCAACAAGATAGGCCATAGCGCGATTGACTGGGCCGCCGTCCGCGCGAGCGCCCGCGATCTCAACCACTTGCCGGCTCACTACCTCCCGGACGTGCTTAGTCACAAAGACATCCACGTTGAACGCTGACTGGCTCACCTTGACGTCAATCTTGACTTGGCGCCTCATCTTCGCGGCGAGGACGTCCATAGTGTCCAGCACTTGCGGCGTCAATGCCTTGATCTGGTCTTGGAGGCCGGCGATCTGGGCGGTGGCGTTATCTATGCCGGCCTGATAGTAAGACGCGGCGGCAAGGTTCCCCACCTCCGCGGCCGCCGCCATAGCGCTCTCAACGAGCGCGTTCGTTTGATCTATCGCGGTGACGCCACCCTTGATGAGTTCCCCGGCAATCGCGGATCCGGCGTCCACTCCGGCGTCAAGGACTTCACGAAGCGCCTCTTGCGACAAGCCCATCGCGACAAGTTGCCGGACCTGATTACCGAAGTCCACCGCCTTCTTCGCTTGGGCGGTGAGCGCTTGGATAAACGACTTGCCGGCTCCTTCACCCTCTTTATCTGCGGCCGCCCCGAAATCCATAGTGGAGAGGATCGTGTTCTTGACGTCCGTAGCGAACTCAATGAAGGCGTCCTTCGCGTCCTTCAACCGGTCCTTCGCCGCCTTCAATGAACCGACGAGTTGCTCTTG